GCGCTCATGTAGTAAAGAATAGCTTAAATATAGACAAATTTCCGTGTTTTATTCGACTAAATGCTGTTTTTAGGGTTATTATTCAAGTATTAGTATTTATTTAGTCCGTGGCTCAAGCATACTATCGACCAGATGTAGACAGTCCTAATGCACCTATGGGTGGAAAGGTCTGTGGAAAGAGAAATCCAGATACAGTTATTGAAGCAAGAAGGCAGAGATTGTATAAACGTCAGCTTGAAGGCTTAACAACCAGACAATTAGTTTTAGATCACGCTTCCAAGGAGAATATTGGAGTAGAGACAGCTTGGAGAGATTGGAGACAGGTAAAAGAATGGAACGATGAAGATTGGGAGAAGGACAGAACAAAGATGATTGCACGGTTGCAGGGTATGAGAATGAGACTTTTCAACCAGGCTGTGAAGAGAGGTCAGCTTCAAACTGCTGCCCAGGTATTAGATTCACTAGGTAAAGTACTAGGTGAGAGCGAAGAGACTATAAACCTTAACACTCCACAACTATCTATTAGTGTAGAGAAGAAAAAGTAGTATTATTGCTGGATTTATCAGTAGGTTCAGGGGTGTATAAAAATTTATAAAAAATTTTGCAACCTGGCCCCGTGTCCTCTGTGTGTGGAGAATAGCGAGCGGCGCGGTGGATACTGTGCGCCGTGGACTCTGCGCGGGGATGCAATAAAAAGGGCCCGTTATTTTTCGGGCCGTGGTGGATACTGCAATAAAAAAAAATTTAATTTCTATAAATTTGTTCGCAGTAGTTCGCGCTGTTGCGCTGTGTGCATTGTGTCATAAAGTCGCTGTAGTTTGTACTGTGCATTGCGAAAATAAAAGACAGTATAAAAAACACCGTAGCCATTCTGTAAAATTTGCGGTTCGCGGTAGTTGCTGCGCTTCGGCTGTAACTTTTTTTAATGGGTTTGTTCATTTGTGGGGATGGTATGACGTGAGAGTGAATAAAAAGTAATTAAATATAATTAACGTTGTGATTTTCTATTGGGTGTATCCATTTTTTAAGTTTCGTATAATTTGGATAATTAATTTTTTCCTGGTCTAGTTGTGATAGTGATAGCTTAACCGTTTCATCTAGTGTTAGATGTGGGAACCAATTAGCAAGATGTTTAAATCTTTGGATAAAAAACTTTTTTTCGTTTTCGTGTGGTCTGTTTAATGACATTGATTTGACTCCTGAATTAATAAGAATAACTATAAGCAAATTTGCTTGTGCAGTAGTTCGGGTTAGTTTTTGGAATATCTACTAAGTATCTATTTTTTGTATCCTGTACGTTCCAGCATTTCCAGCCTGTAATTATAAAACCGTCGTTATATCTATCCTCTGGAATATATAAATACTTATATTCTTCACCCATTAAGTTATCAAAAAAATTGCATTGTGTATCGTGCACTATTGGTTGGGTACTTGGTTCGGGTTGGTCTTTTCTTTTACTGTAATGTCTTGGGGTTAATTGAATTTTATTGTTTATTTTTGGTAGTTCTTTTTCGTTCCAGTCAAAACTACTTGCTAAACTAGATAGATCTCCTTTTTTAATTAGGTCTAAAACTTTTTGTTTAGTATTGTAGTAAGTTAATAAAAAATAACCTGTGTTACTTGGGTATCCGTCAAAGTGACAGTAAATACTTTCGATTGTGTTGTTGTCGTGTAGGATTCCAATAATTGAGCGTGTGGCCATGGTTGTAAATTAAGATGGTTTACTATTTAATTGTACCAGTTTTTTAAATTAATACAATATCACAATAATAATTAAGCAATAAAAAAGACCTGAAGTTTTCGAGCTCCAGGTCTAACAATAGTTACTACAGTCTAGGCTGTTAATAATAATTCTTTACTTCTATTTATAATATTTTTTGAGGATTTATATAAACAATTTTCTAGTCTTATTCTTGCTCTTTCGCTCTCGTCTTTTATGTTGCTGGCTCCTTGTTCGTGACATAGATAACTTGTAACTGCATTGTGCAAGTTATAAGCATTACTAGAATTATGTAAATTATTTTCTTTTTCAAAATTATTCATTATTGGTTTATATTGCACTAAGTCAGATACAGTTTTTTCTCTAGTAGTTTTTAATACTCTATGTGTGCATACTTTTTTGTTGGCCCATTCGTTTTTAAATAAGTCTTTTAATATCTCGTGCGCTTGTTCTTTTTTAATTTCTTTTCTTACCATATATTTATATTCTTCAATACTTTGTTTAAATGTATGTTTATTGAAATCAATTACGCGGGGTAGTCGGTCCACTAGAGCAGTAATACTTTTTGTGTGTTTAAAACTTAAATTTTCACTACTTTTAACTTGCGCCATTTGATTAAAACAGAACATGCGAAAGTCCAGAAGTGCCAAAGTAAACCCTACGCTACTATCCATTGATGTAATAAAAGTACAGCGTCTTTTTATTGGGTCGTCTTTTCTAACGTCTCCAATACATTCTTTTATATATGTATTAATAACAAATCTTTTAGAATCAATATTCATAATACTTTCTATTGCTAGAGAATCTCTGCAACTTTCAATAACATTTTTAATTTTATCTAGTTGTAAAATTGTATAATCATTTTTTGGAATATTTAGCAGTTGGCCTGTACTGTTGTTTATTATTCCTTGATACTCTGTTACTTCCTGAAGTACTTTATTTTGATCTTGGTAAAATAGTTTAGTTGGTTTTGCTTGGAAGTCTAGGCCGTTATCTTTCCATATTTGATCTATTGATGTATTAGGAAAAATTAGTCGAGCTCCTTTATATGTAGTTTCGCTGTTTTGGTTGTTTTGATAACCTTGCGCAGTGGATACCTCCTCTTTATTTGTTTGGGGTTCTGCGTTCCAACTTTTATTTAGTTGGTCTATAAAGTTTTGTTGATTGTTGTCCATTTTTAAAATTTGGGTAGTTTTGAAAAATAACACTTATTGTAGTGTCCTCTGCATTCTACTTTAATATTCTATTAATAGTCAAGTCTGTTTAGATATGGCAATATTGGATCGTTGATTCTATAAGTATAAATACTCATAGTGTCTCCTCTGTGTAAAACGTAGTATCTCCTGTGGAAAACTTTTTTGGCAATTTTATCATCTTTTTGTAATTTAAATTTTACAGAAAAATATTTTTTATCGATTTTTTTACGGCTGAGATGCTGCGCCAGGACTAGAAAACTGTATAAAAATTTCAGGGAGTCTATACTATGAATGGCGATTTTCGACTTTTTTTTGCGCAGTAGGCAGTGCGGTCCAATAACATTTAATTTTTTATTTTTCTCAGAATTCT